GGCTCGACCGCGACACTTCGGGCGTACTCATCATCGCTAAAACCGCTGACGCTGCGACCCACTTACAACGACAATTCGCCCAGCGTACCGCCAAAAAAACCTACCTCGCGGTGACCGACGGCGTGCCGAAACTAGCCGCCGCGAAGATTGACCTACCGATTGGCCGCAACCCATCCGCACCCAGCACCTTCCGCGTTGACCCGAACGGCAAGCCCGCCCAAACGACCTACTGCGTACTGGCAGCAACTGATAACCAGGCGCTAATTGAACTCAAACCCACCACCGGTCGCACCCATCAACTCCGCGTCCATATGGCGCACCTAAACACACCAATTCTCGGCGACCGTATCTACGGCGAACCAAACGCCAGCCGTCTGATGCTCCACGCCCACAAATTAGAAATCACACTGCCATCAGGTGAACGAAAAACCTTTGAAGCGGCTATTCCTAGTGTATTTACCGAACTATTTCCTGATTGCGCCCAAAATACCAAAGAACCGAGCCATCAATGATCCAGCCGCCTCTCATCTCCACCAACGACCAGGCCACAATTGAGCAATTAGCAAACCATTTGCCACAGTCGCTGATGGTTATCGCTGAACCTGGCTTGGACGGGGCGGGGGTCGCCCGCTATTTGGCAAAACATCATCAATCAGACATCCTCACCGTCAACCCGCTACCGCAAAAGAACACCATCTCGACCGAACAAATCCGCGACCTAACGGCCATGCTACGCACCTATAGCTCTGTCCGCCGCGTCGTCATCATCAACCCAGCCAACCTCATGACCGAGTCCGCACAAAACGCATTGCTCAAAACACTCGAAGAGCCAAATCCCAATACTCATTTTCTATTGATCGCCGAGACCAGCACAGATCTCCTCCCAACCATCCAGTCCCGCTGCCAGCAGCTGACACTCCACCGCACCACCACCAGCCAAGACGCCAAGCTACTAGAAAATACCAACCTAACGCCTCAAGAAAAGCGCCAAATAGCATTTCTCGCCGCTGGATTGCCGCTCCTCATCACCGAACTGAGCCACGACGCCACAAAACTGGCAGAGCGCCAAGCCATCGCCGCTGACGCCAAGCACATTCTGGAACACCCCAGCTCCTACTCAGCCATGAAATGCGCCATGCGCTACACCGATCGGTCAAGCGCCCTCCAGCTCATCGACATTCTCCTGCGCTTCATCCATTTTCAGCTAAAACACGCCGCCCAGCCGCCAGCCATGCACCAATTACTCCAAAAAGTACTAGAAGCAGAGAAGTCTCTCCTAGCAAATGGCAATACGCGCCTCGCTTTATTGAAAATTGTGCTATAATTAAGCAGATATGTTAAGTTTGATATTCATTTTAGCAATTATCATTTGGGCAATCACCTACAAACCTTCCGAAGAAAATTCTGCAGATTTTCCAGCCAAGATTTCTGAAAAATTAGATCAGTTGTGGGCTATTGCGCAAGAATCCATTCGCGACAACAAATATCTCAGGGCAGAGAAGGCGCTGTTGACGATTTTGCGTGTCGACGAGAAAAACGCCACCGCATACAACCGCTTAGGCATTTTGTATGCCAAACAGCAGGCCTACAAAGACGCTATTGAGTGTTTTGAGATCGCTCAGAGTTTGGAACCAAGCGCCTCTAGCCTGCACAATGTTGGCTTGATTTATTATGAAACAAAGAATTATCCCAAAGCAGCATTGGCCTTTGAGCAAGCTCTGGAGATGGAAGACGATTTGGCGGCGCGCTACATCGCCTACGCCAAGGTCCAAGAAAAGATGGGTAATGGTAAAAAGATGATCGCTGCACTAGAAAAAGCAGTCGAACTTGACCCAATTCCACAGACGCTCACCGTTCTGGCTGAGGCGTATGACAACAACGGGCAAGCAGAGCTGGCCTCCGGACTACGCAAAAAAGCCGCCGCCATGTTAGTCCCTGACAGTCACGGCGCCGTACCGCGTCAGCGCCGCCAACCAAAACAGCCCAAAAAGTTGGTAATGTAGTTGCTTAGCCTATTTTTTTTTGCTATAATCACAGCAGTGCCGCTTTAGCTCAGCTGGCTAGAGCAACGGTTTTGTAAACTACCCGCCTTTATGGCGGGGTTTTTTTTTTTTTTTTCTCCACAGGGGGGTTTTTAATTTTCACGAGGTTATCAATTACCTATCTGATAGCCTCATGCAGAATTAACAAACTGTGCTATTACGATTGCGTAAGCGGCATCAAAAGTGAATGTACGGCGAAATAAGAATTTAGCGTGACAGATTATTCACGATCCAGGCGTAATACGAATAGAAGTTGGTATTTTAACAATTTGGCTTTATGAGCGAGCAGTGCTGAGCGGTTTTTATAATCGCTAGTACTTTATTCAATTTAGCTGGCGTTCGAGTATTACCATTTTTGTGATCCTTACCCTTTTAGGTTTTTGTTGAGCTCGAACGCTCAGCACTGCTCGCTAAAGGTCTCCCACACCTTAAGTGGGCAGTAAAAGGCAAAAACCGCTCAAAAGAGCGGTCACCAAAGCCATTATATCAAATGGCAGATTGTGAGTAAATATGAAAATTAATGTAAAGCAAGTTCGAGCGAGTTATCGTTTCGACTTCTTTGATAATGAGTGGTATTGCAACCACGACAATCTACAAGTAATTCAGCCTTGCTGTTCTGGCAAACAAGCCGAATGGTGCGGTTGTCAGGGCGAACCTGAGTTTTATTGTCCGAATCCTGATTGTGACGGAATCGAGGATGAAGTAGTAGATTTCTACGCCAGAGAAGAGCTACGCGAATTATGTCTAGCTTAAATAAAGAAAATAAAAAAGGAGAAAATAATGAAAAAACCTAACATTGAAACTATCAAAACTATCGTAATCACTATCTTGATCACAGGTATGATCGCCTTTATTGGCGGTATGAAGTATCAGAAGTCTCAAACCGAGCAAGTGAAGTCTGAGGCGGCTACTATCGTCAAGAACGTGAAAGTCGAAGTGTCAAAACAGTAGCGATGACGAAGCGGCAGTCATCGCCTGACGAAATAGCCGCATTAAAAAAGGTTGAAGTCTCGCCTATACCTCAAAAACCTGCTGTGGAGGCAGCGCGTGTAGGCGGCTGCGAAAGATTTCAACCTTTACTTGAAAAATACAGTTGGGACGTGCGAATCATGAAGGCTATTATGCAGGCTGAGAGTTCGTGTAATGAAAATGCTACAGGCGATACAAACCTGACGTTTACACAAAATGGCCGAACGTATGGCTATTCAGTTTCTCTGTTTCAGGTACGAATTTTACCTGGACGAGAAGCCTGCGATTCGCACAACCCAGAAGTGAATATTGACTGTGCTTATAGAGTCTGGAAATCACAAGGTTACAGAGCGTGGTCAGTTTACATAAATGGAAGATATTTAAGGTTTTTATAGAAAGGAGGCGTAGATGAGTGAATTATACAAAGCCTTACAAGAGTTTCGCAAAATAACACCACTGGTGAAAGCCTCAAAAGAAAACCCGTATTTCAAAAGCAAGTACGCAGATTACAATGTTGTAGTTAGCGAGACGCGAGAAGATTTAGAGAAATGCGGCTTAATGGTTAAACAGACGATTAGCCATATTGACACTAAAACGGCTATTAGAACTAAGCTAATTCACTTAGAAAGTGGCGAAGTACTTGAGGATATCGCACCAGTAGAAAGTGCGCCAAATAACCCGCAGACGCAAGGCTCAGGTATCACTTATATGAAGAGATATTCATATATAGCAATGCTTGATTTACTTGTTGATACCGATGATGACGGCAACCTTGAGCGTAAACTCAAAGAAAGAACTGACAAAGAGTCTGCCGACCTAAAAGCTGCTGAAACAGCCTTACGAGCTTGTAAAACGCTAGGTGAATTGAAAGAGAAATATATTGAGATTCTCAGAGCTAATCCAAAGCTCTCACGTGAGCTTGTCGGCGTTAAGGACGAAGTGAAGGCAAAACTGGGAGGCGATAAATGAAAATCCTAGACATTGAACAGCGAAGTCAAGAATGGTTGGATTTTCACGAAGGCAGGATTTCAGGCTCATCAGCGAAAGATTACTCATCAGTTCGGTATATACCAAAAGCTGAGCTGGTTGAGTTCGCTGAAAGTAAAGGTTATGACTTCCCAAAAAATCTAACCATGGACAATATCCGAGCAATGCTTACGGAAGATGAATTGAATGAACTCTATGCGAATGTTCAAATAAACGATTCAATCTATAAGCTAATTGCTCAACGAATAGCTAAGCCGATTAATCCGAACGATTACGCAGACAGATTAGACGGTGCTACTTATTCAGCAATGCTCAGGGGTCAAATCCTAGAAGATGAGGCTAGAGAATTAATCGCTGAAAAACTTGGTAAGCAAATTATTCCTGGTCGAGTTTGGCAATCTGATGTAAACGAATATATGATTTGCTCGCCAGACGGGGAAATTATAGACGATACAGGAGACGTCTCAGAAGCTGTAGAAATCAAATGCTTGGATAGCTGGAAAGTAGTCAAAGCTTATTATGAAAAGCGTCCACCACTTGATTACGAAGCTCAGATTATTCAGTACTTTTTAGTAAACGAAAACTTGCGGACACTCTACTTCTGTATTTACTCAGACGTGTTCACAAATCCAGATTTAGAGTTACAGATATTTGAGTTGAAGCGCGAAGACTATCAAGAAGCAATTGAAATGACGGGTAGGGTACAAAACGCTACTCTTGAGCTGGTTGAAAAAGAAGTCCAAAAATTAATGTTCTAAGGAAAGGACAAGGGGTATGACAGAACAAGAATTAAAATCAGTAACGTTTTCGGAGGAAGATTTGAAAGAAAACTCATTTTTAGGCGTTGGAGTCCATGAAGTGGAGATTTCAGCCGTAAAGTTCGACAGTAGCACAACAGGTAAAATTTTCTTAAACGTAGAGGTAGAGAAAGATGGAGCCACTGGTAGCGCTCGATTGTTTTTCTCTGAAGAGGCTAAAAAGTATTCGATTGATAAAATTCGTGGTATTTTTGTTCATAACTGCGAGACTGACGGAAAGAAGCAGCAAATTCGAGATTTCTTCAAAACAATTACAACTCTGGCTGATTTGAATAAAATTATCGATAGGCTGGTTGGTAAAAAATGTTGGTATAAGAACGAGAAGACTGAAGAAACTTACGTTGACCGAAACGGTGACGAGAAATATCGCTACAACAAAGATATTGCTGGCTATGAAATGAAGATGAAGGTTGAAAAGAACGACGAGCCTGTAGACTATCTGGATGAGCCCGTGGATCTGAGCGAAATACCTTTTTAGGAGGCTAAATGACAAGACGCAAGAAAGCCTACTTATTAGAAACTGACAATGGGTTTACAATTCGAATCGTAAACCCAGACATCAGTTTTATGAAGAAGTTTAGGTGGGCATTTATAGATAACAATTTAGTAATCTCACGAAGATTAAATCAGGGGGAAGAGAGTGGCTTCACAGAGATTAAGAGACGTAAACAACTGTGTGACGTATATCGTCAAAAGCGAAAAGTTAAGCAGAAACTTTACGACCAGAAAAGAGGCTCGAGCTTTTAGAAAAAAGTTTGGCGGAACTATCCGTAAAATAACAACTTTAGACGGTTTTATTATAGAGGATAAACTGATATGGTAACCGTCAAAGATTTGTTCAAAAAAGAGCGAGAGGCGTGGCTAGAAAGTGCACGACTGGCCGCTAAAGAATTACTAGAAGATAAGCCTTTAATCACCATTGAAGATGTTCTAAAGGTTTGTCCTCGCCCTGAATATATACACAGAAACACAACAGGCAAAGTATTCAATAGTGATTTTAAGCCTGTTGGCTGGCGAAAAAGTAAGCGACCAATTATGAATGGTCGGTTCGTAAGAGTTTGGCGTTTAGGAGAATAGAATGGCGAGTCGAAAACTAATCCAAAAAGCCGACAGAGTATTCTCAAAATATATAAGAATGAGAGATTCTGAAGACGGATTCTTTACTTGTTGTTCGTGTGGACAGAGAAAACCATTTGAACAAGCTGACGCTGGACACTTCATAAACAGAAGATGGATGGCTCTAAGATACGACGAGCGAAACGTCCATGCACAGTGTAGATCGTGTAATCGATTCGATGAAGGAAATATGATTGGTTATACAAGATTCATGCTGAAAACTTACGGCGAAGATATCGTTGACCTGTTAGAAAGTATGAAAAAAACCTTACAAATGGACTGACGGAGAGCTAGAGATTCTAATTAAAGATATAAAGGATAAAACAGAGGAACTATAAATGGCACAGACTAATGATTTTGATAAAGAATATATACGACGATTATTAGATGAAGTCCTCGGCAAAGTGTCTTTTCACGGAGACAGTTATGAGGACAAGATTTCAATGAGAAACATAAGGTTGCACGAGATAGCCCTTGTTCATATCTGGTCGAAACTGACGGAAACAGCATATCAAGTTGCTGGCAGGCAAGAATTCAGTGCTGTGGATATTATGAACCAGATAGAAGTCATTTCGAAAGAACATATAGGCGAAGTCAAAGACGTCATTGGTCTTATCGAGGAGAAGAAAGAACGATAATGTACATGCTAATTTGGATAATATTCATAACACTAATTCTAATTCTCGTAGCTATCTCAGAATACAACATAGCTAAACAAGATGAAGAATGGATGAAAGAGGAGGAAAAGAAATGGAAAAAGAAGTAAAGCCTAATTACGAAGACGACTATCAGTCATTAGACGAGATGAGTACTACAGACCTGCTCGAGATGAAAGATGGTGCTCTAGAAGAACTAAACGAGCGAGAGTATATTATTCATCGAATTAACCAAATACTAGACAGTCGCATAAACGGCGAACGACCTAAATTATTTTAAGGAGTAAGTATGAAGCAGTATAAACTTCTAAAAGATTTACCAGGACTTAAAAAAGGCACTATATTGTCGGAAGGCAAGTCGCTTTTTGGCGCAAGGACACTAATAACTAAAAACGATGTAGGTCCTATTTTCATCAGTAATGACCTTACTGAAGATCTCTTCGAGGAAATAAAAGAACCGACAGATAGTATTCACTGGGAGCCTAAAAATGGTGATGAATATTTCTATATTAGCGATTACGGAGATATATATTCAGATAACTGGTGTGGCAAGCCTATAGATTATGAACGTCTAGCTTTAGGCTTTATCTATTCTACCGAAAAAGAATGCAAAAAAGCCAAAGAACGCAGGCTAGCCAAAGCCAGACTACGCCTAACCTCAACATTTAAGCCAGACCCTAAGAAAGGTAGAGATGGGTATATTGTTGTTTATGACCAAATGTTGTGTGTTCTAGATTCTATTTCATGCTCATATAAATATGGTCAAGTTGTGCACTACGAAACCAAAGAAGACGCTCAAAAATCCATTAAAGAAAATCGAGAAGATTGGTTGATTTATTTTGGAATTGAGGAGGGAAACCAATGTCAGTAAATAAATTCAAAATAGGTGATAAGGTCAGGGTTCGTGAAGGAGCCAGTCCTGGCAGCTATTACAACAACATGTATTGCGGCATTGATATGGCAAAGCCAGGCAGTGAAGTATCTACGGTCGTCTTCGCAGGCAGAAACATCTATAAGCTCGAAGGTTGCGATTCGTGGTGGACAGACGAAATGCTAGAGCTTGCAGAAAAGACACTTTATAACCTAGAAAAGGGCGATATTGTCTCGTTTGATAACAATAATGAGAAACGTACAGTGCTTGCAGCTATCGATAACTGCTATCTCTTGAGCTATCCTAATAACTTTACTTCTGCCAGTTTTTGGTACACGGTTGATGACCTTAAATATTATGAGTGTACTGTCCAGCAATCTGAAATCGAGACTATAAACATAGACGGCAAGAAATATAATAAAAACGAGGTCGAGGAGGCAATCAAAGACCTAGAGCCGATTGAATAAGCAATGACTTGCCACACGTCAATAAACTGGGCGAACATTAACAATTCAACCGTATAACTGGATAGATGACGAGCTATGTAGCTCAGGTAATAGAGTACTGGGTCGCGCCCAGAGTCGGCGGAGCAGCTGCCATTGAGACCGCCCATAGCCATGAATGTTGTCTATTCAACTGGTAGCACCAACGCACCTTTAATTGTTACTTAGGAAAAAATTGTATACCTATTTATAGCTATTCTAAAAAACTATCATTTGGTGCTATCAACTGGCAACATCATCAAGACAAATTAACCATATTAGTGCTTTACGAATGGTGTTGTCAACTGGCTGTATAAGCAGTGAGCTAGCAGTCGCTAGTTGCTCATCGCAGTAAGTACAGTTCCTAACCTGTATTAGCTGATAACGGGCAGATGTAAATTAAGTCCCGTGTGAGTTTTTCCTAGCTGCTTATATAGCCAACCCCAGTTATGCGGTTGAAACCTGTATAACGTTTTATTTTAGAAGCACGCCATACAGGCGATTGGAATATGGATGTCAACTAAACCACTAATTTTGCATAGAGAGAAAGGAGAGTTCAATGCTTTACGGAGTAAAAGTTCGAGTAGTACAGGAAGGTACTGTCTTTGTTGAAGCTAAAACTCAAGAAGAAGCCAAAAAAGCTGCCACGAAGGATAGTGTTGTATCGAAACCAGGCTTTGCAGACATTATAGAGTACTACGCTGATGAGATTTATAACGCTGATAGCACTGTTGATAAATCAGAAACTGAAATTATCAAGGCGGAGGACGTGCTATGACAAACGAGGGTCGCTTCCCTAAAAAACTAATTTATCTTGGAGATGGTGCTGATGAGAAAAAAGCGATTTTGGTATCTTCAGCGAGTGCTTACAAGGTTGCACTAGACACTATAAGGCTTGGCGAAAGCGCATTTGCTGATGAATATCGTCAAGTAGCAGATGCTTGCGGAGCTGAGTTCGTAGACATTAGTGACATTAAGATTATTGGTCAGGATAATCAACCAACGATCAACGAAAACAATAGAGGTGAGAAGGATGGAAAATAGCAAGTGGTCAATCAACAGTCAACGAAAGTCGATTTCCAAAGACGCTGTTGTTGCTTTCCTGAGTCTGCTAGTTTTTGCCCTACTGCTTGGCCTTAGCTCCAGTATAAGCAGCTACGATTTTGACAAGCAATCTGAGTTGTCGGCTCGCTACAGGTCTATGGGTGGAGAAATGGGTAATGGTAAATGTTTTAAGGATGGGAAGGAAATATGAGTAAACGTTTTGACGATGACTGCTTGTATATCGTTCAAATAATCAATCCACATACCAACGACGATTATATTTTAGAAAACTCTATCAACGAAATTGTCGCTTTTGAGGATCGCTATGATGCCATTGATTATGCAAAAAAATACATCAAAAAAAGACTACATGTTGAGTATTTTAGGGTTTATTTGGAATTTATGTTTATGCTTGAGAGACTTCATGTACCGTTACAAATAATTCGTAGAAAAGTAAAAAATAAGGAGGAGAAATGAAAACTTCCCCAACATCCATACTTGACGCTTGTTGTGGCGGCCGTATGTTCTACTTTGAGAAAGACCACCCAAACATTCTGTATATCGACCGCCGCCGTGAAACTGTCGAGATGAAAGACAGAGACAAGATTAGGACACTGGAGATCAACCCAGACTTTGTTCTGGACTTTACCGACATGAAGTTCCCCGATGAGTGCTTTTATTTTGTCGTGTTCGACCCGCCTCACCTCATCAACTGCGGCAAGAATAGCTGGCTCGCCAAGAAATATGGCAAATTAGACAAAGACACCTGGCAAGAGACCCTGAGCAAAGGCTTGAGCGAATGTCTACGTGTCGTAAGGACTGGCTGTGTTGTTGCTATGAAGTGGAGCGAGCGCGACATTAAAACCACTGAATTACTAAAGATATTACCTCAAAAACCAGCTTTCGGTGATAAATCTGGAATGACGCGATGGCTGTTTTTTGTGAAAGGAGTAAATGATGAAAATCTATAATGTTGGTAAAGACTCTCTAGACGAATACGATTTAGAATATTTAGATAAAGAAGTCTATGAATATTTTATCTATAACTATGAAGTGGGTGATTACTGTGGAAGCGGCGCGGCAGTACTTAAAGATAACGATGGTAAGTTCATACTAATAGACCTAGGTCACTGTAGTTGCTATGGTCCATTAGAAGAGCGTATTCCAAAATGTATCTATTCACTAGATGAAATGATTAAACTGCTAGATAAACGTTGCCAAGACAAATATGACGGAGAATATATTAAAGATATTGCTGAAAAACTTAAGGAAGTAGAAGGATTAGCCAATGAAGGTGTTGTACCTCGTAAGAAAAATCAGCAATAAAGAACATAAGGTCGAACCTTACAGAGATGGTGCTGGTCGGGTTGTTGCTTTTACTGACATAGAATACGCGAGAGAGGCTGCTAAGAGTATGAAGCCGATCTGTCCACCGCAACCATGGTGTGAAATCATACTAATACGATTTGACGAGATTCAGTATATGAATTTGCCAGGTGGTTATGTAATTCATGAAAAAAGGAGGCAGTAAATGTGTGATATTAAATTTAGAGTCTGGAATAGACAGTCCAAGGAGTATATTACTGGCAATCGTGTTAGGGTGGACGGAGATGGTTTACTGTACATAGATAGGATTACTGTAAAAAACTGCTTTCGTCCACCGCACACCAGAAAGAACCCTTGGTTTATCGTCGAGCAATACACAGGGCTAAAAGACAAAAACGGCAACGAAATATTTGTTAATGACATCATTGAGATGCACTATTTTGAACAATATGCTGGTCCTGGCGAAGTCGAGAAAACTGTTGTGGGAGTGATCGGTAAAGATTCTATGGGCTGCTTCACTGAGATAGGAGATAAAAAGTACTACTGGCTTCACTACCTGGAAGACGCTGAATACTATGGAGATGCCGAATACAATGAAGAGCTTGAATTATTAGGTAATATCCACGAAAACCCTGAGCTGCTGGAGGAGAAGTAATGTTGTATTGTGAGAAATGTGGTGAGTGGGTGGAGTATTATCCCATGCTTGGGCGTAAACAACACTGTCTTACGTGCAATAGTAAACTGCGTAAAGAATTTAAGATTAAGATTGATATATCCAAATTAGAAAAACAGATGAGAATAAGAGACGCCTTGGCTGAGAACCCAGATATACAACCATCTATCCAGTGTGACAAGTGTCATAAATGGATAGAATATAACTATTACTCTGGCTACAGCCATCGCTGCAGTGGACGTGCAAAAGAGATCCGTAAAGTTGCATATATAAAATTCTGTCATATAAACTCTATTCAAAATCGTGATCCTCGTTTTTTTGGAATGTATGATCTTGCTAACGATTTAGACTCTGCAAGCGTAGTGTATAACCCAACAGCTAATAAACTATTAAAAAGGATGTTGAAATGAATAATCGTAAGGGACATATTAATGAAAATTTATAAACTCTACGCTAAATCACGAAATAATAACCCTAATTTTCAAAAGCTAGATAGAAATATCCTATCTGTACTAAGTAACCACAAGGATAAATATGAGTATGTTATTTATGATTATAAACATAATAGTTTAGTCAGTGCTGGCGTAGCGGTGTTTAAGGACACTAATGGAAAATTTGCACTCACATGGCTGAAAAACCGACGTTGTTGGGATGCGTTCAGCAATACTCCACTAGAGGATGGCGATTTGATGTGTACTCACTCGTTGGAGCAAGTCATGCGTTTAATGGCCAGTGAATATTTATTTCGGGCTGATGAAGTTTACAGTCACGAGAATATACTCAATTATGAATATTCTATTGATCTTAGGTTAACTATAGATAGAGTAATAAGCAAGTTAAATGAAGTTTTAACAAGGAGGAGTGAATAATGAACAAAGACGATTTTGCAGGGTCTTTATTGACAATAACTGAAATAGTGGAAGAAATTGCAAAAAACGCTCATTCTATTAATGGGCTACAAATAGGGCGATACGCCTGGTTGCTTCAGTGCATAATTCGTGAAGAGAGCATGAGAGCTGTCATGACGGAGTTGACTGAGGTATCAAAAAAATACCTCTAGATCGGCGAGCCAGAGTTATAATAGACCAAAGAATATGTGATATTGGTATTGCTTATAGCGAGGCTATTGTTCGAAGAGAACTATACGGATGGCCCTTTATGAAAGGAGGCAACACCACGAAGAGTTGCTGATTCAAAATGTGATATAATATAAGTACAATATGTGAGTTGAAAGAACGCAACTCTGAAGTAAAACGTTCTTGTGTATTTTGAAAACGAGGTAAAGTGGTGGCGGATAGAAAGCTAAATCCAAAACAAGAAAGATTCTGTCAACTCTATGCGAGCGATAGAGAGTTTTTTGGTAATGGTGTTCAAAGTTATATAGAAGCTTATAATCCTGATCAGTCAAAACCTAATTGGTATAATACAGCACGAAACCGAGCTTCGGTGCTACTAACTAACGCTAACGTTTTAAAGAGGATAGACGAGCTATTTGAAGCTGGTGGATTGAATGATCAGTTTGTCGATAAGCAAATGGAAAAGCTTATCACACAGGACGCTGATTTCAAAGCTAAGATGTCAGCAATTAAAGAATACAACAAGCTCAAACAGCGAATAACCGAAAAGAAGGAAGTCCATGTTAAACTTCCTAAGCCAATCCTTGGTGATTTGGTGGAGGGCGAACAGTAATGTTCGTCTTGACCAGTTCAACAAAGAAGCTTGCTAAAATGACAAAGCGTATCCGTGGTGTGTGCGGTGGAACCTCTGCTGGCAAAACTATATCTATTCTTCAAATACTCATCAGCAAAGCTCAGAAAGACAAGCGACCGACTCTAACTAGTGTCGTATCCGAATCATTTCCGCATCTTAAAAGAGGTGCTATGCGTGATTTTAAGAATATTATGCAGGAGCATGGTTATTGGAAGGAATCAGCGTGGAACGCTACAGACTCTATTTATGCATTCGAAACAGGCTCAAAGATAGAGTTTTTCGGCGCTGATCAGCCTAGTAAAGTACGTGGACCACGTCGTGATAGATTATTTATAAATGAGTGCAACAACGTAGCTTATGAATCGTTTGACCAATTAGCGGTGCGTACACGATTAGAGATTTGGCTAGATTGGAACCCAACAAATGAGTTCTGGTTCTATGAATTATTAAATACACGTGATGATGTAGAAATGATTACCGTTACTTATAAAGACAACGAAGGATTGTCTGAGTCAATTATAAAAGACATCGAAGCCCACAAATCAAATAAAAACTGGTGGCAAGTTTATGGATTAGGCCAACTAGGAGAGGTCGAAGGTAGAATATACAAAGGTTGGAAGATTATAGACGAAATACCTCATGAAGCCCGTCTAGAAGGTTATGGATTAGATTTTGGCTACTCAAACGACCCAACCGCTATAGTCGCGATTTATTACTATAACGGTGGGTATATTCTAGATGAGATACTTTATCGAAAAGGTATGAGCAACCAGCAAATCGCCTCATTTATGAATAATCAGGAATTCGGAGTAATAGTAGCAGATTCAGCAGAGCCTAAATCAATCGACGAGCTACAGCTGTATGGGTTGTCTGTCAGCCCCGCTAAAAAGGGCTCAGGTTCTATCTCTCAAGGGATAAATTACGTACAAGAGCAGAGCATATCAATGACTAAGCGAAGTATCAATCTGATTAAAGAATATAGAAATTATCTCTGGCAAACAGACAAAGATGGCAAGACTATCAACATACCAGAAGGTGGATTTGATCACGCTCTAGATGCTGTTAGGTACAAGCTGTCTAGCGTTTTAAAGCCAAAATATGAGCAGAAGCCAATAATTCAAACGTCAGGAGATCTAGCACAATTATGGAGTTAAGATTTGGTGAGGTTAAAAACAAGTACGTTACAGATGGCGTAGAGGTTGAAGAGACCAGGAAGATAAGAGATTATATGACTGCTCAAAGCATCCGTTCATTTACGATTCCTGTAAAAGTTAGTAGCTTTGATGAAGTACGACAGGAATTTGACGATCTCATAAAACAGGCAGAGAGTGGTGAGTGTCTAGATATATCATTGAACGTCAGGATTGATAAAAACACAGGACTGCCGCAAATGGTAAAGAAGACTATTCTGGATAAAAGTTCAAGGTTGTAGACACTAAAAAATAAATATGATATTATAGACGCGTAACAAGCTACTGGGAAAGCCCAGCGTGATGATTACATAACAGTAATTTTTACGTTGGGAGTAATCAGTGGCTTTTTCTTATGTCGATGAAAAAAATATCGGCGACGCATATGAGGATAGTAAGAAAAAATACGCTTCAGCATTAGCGAAAGTTGATGAATACGAGCGTATTGCTCTTAATAAGCCTAAAAATAATTTACCATCGGGTTTCCCAGACATGACAGATGGTACAACTGCTAGTTATGTTCAGTCACGTCCTAAAAGTACAATCCAGCAAATCCCAACAGGCTTAGTGACGAGTTTAGACAAAGATAAAGATTTGGCTGGTATTGCTAACTTAGTTCTCACAGAAGATATTGTTCCAAACGCAAACACAACTGGTAGTGTTTTACAGAAATCCTGGGGAGCGTCGAGTAAATCCATGACGTATGGAGCTCAGCCTGCATATTGCTTCTATGCACAACACGGAGATTATTTTGGTGCAGACTTCAAACTGCCCTACATAAAAGACGTTATTTTAGAGTCTGGAAAAGTCTATGACAAAGACTGTAACGTTATTTTCTTAAGAGCATGGTATCAACCAAATGACATTAAATACCTAATTTACCGCGAAAAACAATTAAACAAACAGGGAATAAAGAGTGGCTGGCGTCTAGATAAGCTGGTCAATCTACAAGCTAAAGAGAAGGATAACGAAAGCAAAACTCCCGCTGAACGTGCTTTAGGGCTTGAAATGGGCGGCATTGAAATTATCTTTGCCTTTCAGAAGGGGAAGGACGCGTTATTTTACGGCTATAGTCCAGACAACAAAGAGGTTGTTTACTCAACTATCAATCCTGATCCGAGAGGCATTATTCCAATTCATTTCCTGTATCACGACATGGACATGTCTAGTCCGATTGGACGTGGTGCAGTTGAGCTCGTAGCAGGTCTTCAAAACATGCTCGATTCAGAGATACAAATGTACCAGTATGCAGAAGCTCTAGGGTTAAACCCACCACTCATGAAGCGAGGCTCATTTGACACTTCAACGATCAGATATAAATTAAACGCCATTTGGGATTTAGGGACAGATCCTAATGCAAGCATTTCACCAGTTAATATTTCTACGCACGCATTAAGTAATTTCTCGAACAATTATGGTCTAATTAAGAGCCAGATCTTAAACATAAACAATGCTAATGATACCAGTATATCTACTGAAGTCGGCAATCCTGGCTTTTCTCGAACAGACAGTGGCGTTAAAGCTCAGCAGGAGCGTACGAGTATTAGTGATAATTATCTTCGTAAACAGTTTGAAGATTGGTTTGGCGATGTCTGTGAAACAATGCTCAATATTCATTTTGCCCTATCTGAAGGTACGAAAACAATTGAGCTCACTCAGGAATACATCAAGCGTCGACAAGTTGAAGATCCTGATTTCAGTGCAACCACAGCTGAGGTTGATTACAGTCAAAAAATAAAAGGCTTTAAGTTTAAGGTTGATGCATCCACTTCAAAACTCAAAGATGACGAACAATCGATGGAAAACCTAAAGGGGATATTAGAACTGGCTCAGTCTGACCCCGAATTAGGTCAATATATCCGCAAAGATCAGTTATTAAAGCGAATGATTACTAAGTCCGGTGTAGATGACCCTGAAGAGCTGATTATAGACCCTGATCAAAACAATAACGGCATAGCCGATAGCGAGGAACAATATGAATAACGATTTAATCCCAAACACCGGGCTTTCTTGGGGTATTCCAGAGGAACGTGAAGAAAAGGAGCAGAAGGAGCGAGTAGCTGCTCAGAAAGAGATTGATGTACTTCAGGTTCTTCTAAAAGGTATGGACGAAAAAATTCAGTTAGCGCAAAACATCAATCAACTGACTATGAACCCTGAGACTTCAGAAGAGTCGTTAAAAGTTCAATTGCTTGCTGCAAGATGGCGTGTCAGCGACTTGATGGAGCTAAAGGCATGGATTCAGGAGCAGGTGGAGAAAACAAATGGATAAGAAAGACGTGAGAGACAAATTAGAGCAGCCGCTTGAGACTGAATCTCTTTTAAAGAGTCATGAATTCAAGCAAGAGGGCAGAGTTTTGATTTGTTTGGACGATCCAAGCTTGACCGCAATTCTTCCGCTCGGAGTGTATTTATTTGGTGAGAAAGGAGCGTATCGACTAGAGAAGTTGTTTTAGGTGGGTTGCAGGCTGGGGGTGTTTTTTGTGGTTTTATCACCATCAGCCTGGAGCTCATCTCCTTGAACTCTCGTCATCATACCGACGCAAAAGGGTGCAAATAACTAAATAAAGGAGCAAACATCGTGGAAAATACCACTACAGACGCGAACACAAGCCTGAGTGCGGCAGATGTGTCGTCAACATCACAAAACTCAACCGACAACCTTGATTTCCAAAACGGCTTCTGGGAAGAGGGCGAACAGTCGGAGGGTGAGTCCAAAACAGACGAAACCCAAGAAACAGAAACTGAAGATAAGTCTGAGGATAAATCCGAAGATAAGTCCGAAGAGAAGCCAGAGTTTCCAAAAGCAGAAGAGCGTAAAGCTCAACTGAATGACGAAATTCGAGGATTGGTAGCACGCCGAAACGATTTGCGACAGGAAGTCTCTCAATATGAAGGTATTGCAAAGCTTCAGCAGCAGATCAACGAAAATCGCGTGACACCAGAGCAGCTAGAGGCTATGGGGTTAGACCCACAAGACGCCGCAGTACAGTCACTTCTCTACAATCAAGAGATTGATAAGCACCAAGCTGAGCTCAATCAAGTTCAAGCTGATATTGCTGACCTTCAGTACAATATCGCACTTGATAGAGTCGAGTTGCTCAAAGATTACCCTGTATTCGACGATAAATCGCCAGAATACGATGCAAACTTTACCGACAAAGCCACTCAGCTGTACATGCAAGCAGCCAACCTACAACTGAATGAGGAGGGTGCGCCAGTGTCAGCAGATATGAAGTTGTATGAGTTTATGTCTGCTTTAGCTGATGTACGTGCAGAGGGTATTAAAATCGGTAGCCAAAAAATATCAAAAACAAAACAATCTGCCGCAGTGATGAATGCTGGCGGCGCACAAACAACTAACTCTGAAGAAGACCCTGTGTTGAAGGGCTTTGACGAAGGATAAGAAAAGGAGAACCTAAATGTCAGTAGTATTAACAGACAAAGTTGCTTCTAAGGTTGATGAGCGATTTACTCTCGCGTCGTTTACCGAAGGAGAATATTCAAGCGATTACGATTGGGTTGATGCAGCCACCGTGAAGGTGAACTCAACGCCAACCGCTCCATTATCGGCATACAACCGCACTGGAGATGACCGCTATACAACGACCAACATTGAAAACAAACAACAGGTTATGACCTTGTCGAAAGATGAGGGATTCCGCGCAATTCTTGACAAAATGGATCAAAAACACACCTCAGGCGCCTTGAAGGTTGGTCGATGGATGCGCAAGCAAACCGATGAAGTGTTTATTCCTACTCTGGATAAATACCGCCTAGCATATCTAGCTACTTCAGCTGCTACAAACAATATGCTGATTACCGAAGCTATTACTAAGAGCACTGTTTATGACAAGTTCTTGGAGCTGAATGAAAAAATGACAGACGAACTTGTGCCAACTGAAAATCGTACCTGCTGGATGACGGCAAAAGCTTACAACTTCTTCAAGAGCGGTGGGTTTGTTACCGATTCTGATGCGGGTATGAAGATCAAACAAAAGGGTGTTGTTGGTCTAATCGATAACGTCAAGATCAAGGTTGTCCCTCGCTCATACTTGCCAGCAAAGCATGAGTTCATCATTGCTTACAAGAACTCATGGCTTGCTCCAAAGGTATTGGCTGAGTGTATTGACCACGGCGACACACCACAAGCAAGTGGCAACACGATTACTGGTCGGTTGGTATACGACTGCTTCGTACTTGACATGAAAAAGAAAGGTATCGCAGCTCTTAAGACTGCTTAAAGGAGGACAAGATGGAAGAGAAAAAGTATGTAGACCCAGCAGAAAGCGCACGCGAACTGTGTCTAGAGCGATTCAAGACAGCTGATCCTGAAGGCTATGAAGCATTTATCTCTGCTGAGAAAAAGGCTACTGAGAAGGCTGAAAAGCAAGCTGAGAAAAAGGCTACTGAGAAGTAGCTTCTTGGGGCGGGGAAACTCGCCCCTTCTGGCGCGTTTTGCCTCTCCGCGATAAATGAGAGGTCGAAGATTAACAATTTGGAGAGAGACTTGGTAGTGTATACTATTAGGTATGGAAGACATTGGCAATAAGCTATCTAGCTATATTTCGATGTTTTTCTTGGCGGCGTGTGTGACAGTAATGTTTGCTATGCCAGCAATAGCAGGGCTATCCTATGTGGCGGCAAAACTGTCTGATAACTTTCTCAATACAAGTATTCTTAGCTGGTATGTTGCTAATGAAAGTGGAGCGTGGGCTGTAATATGGTCATTAGCGGCAATTTTATCAGGAATCTTCTCTGGTAGCACAATAACAGAGGACAAGATTGACGGGAAGATTTCAGATATGCGGTCAAAATACAACAAGGAAATTGAAGAAGCAGAAAGGGCACGTTGGCAGATAGAAGTAAAATACAAAGAAGCTTTGTGGTGTGTACAATCACTTAAAGCATCACTGGGCGAGCACCCTGCTGGTTTTCAGTCATTACACGAAAGTATTGCTGAACTGGATAAGTTGGTTGATGAGGGTTTGTCCAATTATTTACGGAGTAAAAGACGACCCGCTTTATCAGCAGCTGATACTGTAAAACGAGAAACTAAAATGCGCCGCACCGCTGAGGTTGAGGCTAAAACCGCCCGATCAATCATTGAGTATTATGAGCAGCTATTTCCAGAGCTTGCTGATATACGGCAAAGTGAGCTTGAAGGCGGTGAAGAGGAGGTGCACGACGTAAAGTATACCGAGCGAGAACGTCAAGACCCTGTAACGCGGTTACTGGCAA